GCAGGATATGTAACAGTCGAGTACGTCCAAGGCATTAATAACGCCTAAAGGAGGTTTTTATGGCTGGTCCAGTAACAGCATATAATTGGGTTCAAGGAACCTCGGCAGCGATTGTTGGTCCGACTCGATCACGTTTACGGCAGGTTGTAATTTACGCGGCGGCTGCGGGTGCTTTTACGTTGAAAAACGGTAGCGCAAGCGGGGATACTTTGCTTACGCAAAAGTTTCCTACAGGTCATCATGTAATGAACATTCCTGATGATGGCATTATCGCAAGTAGCGGTGTTTATGTCTCAGCGTTTACAGGGTCGGCAAACGAACTTACGATTATTTTATCGTAGGAGGGTCGTATGGCTTATGAGATCCGCTCTATATCACAGGTCGGAACCTCGGAGCCGTTTGAGCTTCAGGTGTCCAGGGGTCAAATCCCTGGGCACTACCGCGTACATAAGTTCGGTTTCAATGCTCTTATCAACGAGACAGAAGAAACCATTTGGGACGTTGGCGCACTATATGCTTATCCGTCAGCGGCGGCAAAGATGACCGCGACGAGTACAGATGGTGCCAACGACGAGGACGTTCAGGTAACGATCCAAGGCTTGGACGCGGACTACAACCAAATCTCCGAGACAGTGACCTTGAATGGCAGCGGCACTCAGGAGACCAATTCTTTCTTCTTGCGTGTGTTCAGAGCCTTTATCGAAGGCTCTCAGGAGCCCTCTGGCACGATAAACATCACCAACACTGGAACAACATATGCTCGTATAACGCTGGGTGAGAATCAAACTCTCATGTGCGTTTGGACAGTTCCCGCGGGATATACGGCATACCTTCTTCAAAAGGATGTTACTTGTCTTACTGAGGCGAACAACAAGTTCGGAACTATTAGCTTGGTTGCGAGAAAGTCGGGGGGAGTGTTTAGAACTCAGGATAAGTTTTCCGTTCAAAACGGGCACACTGAAATATCTTACTCAACTCCTCTGCCGATCTCAGAGAAAACGGACGTAGAGGTTCGCGCTGTAGGCAGTAGTTCTAACTCTGCACTTCATGTTTCGGCGGCGCTTGACATTGTATACATCCAGAACGCGGGACCGCTCTGATGGCTAAGATCGACAAAGATAAGATGAAGTGCAACAAGCCCAAGCGTCAAATCTCTGGGGGCAAGAAGTTTGTTGTAAAGGCTTGTGATAAGGGTAAAGAAAAAATAATTCGATTTGGCGACGCCAATATGACCATTAAGAAATCAAACCCGAAGCGCAGGAAATCGTTTCGGGCTAGGCATGGTTGTGATACAAAAAAGTTGGACAAACTTACGGCCCGTTATTGGTCGTGTAAGATGTGGTAACGTGATGAAAGTGAACTTTTCGGATATAACATCGATTATTGTAGTTGGCCTTTTAGGTTGGGGCTCAACTCAACTCTATGCGATGAAGTCTGATTTAGCTGTTGTGTCTTATCGGGTTGAGGAAAACTACAAAATGATTAAGCCTATGTGGCAAGATTTTTTAGTGAGGCAGGCTAACTATGATAAGTCGTGGACAAATGCCGTTCCAAATATCCACACCACCGGAGGTACGGAATAATGGCAAAAAAGAAAAAGAAGCTCGACGCTTGCGCAAAAAAGGTCAAGGCTCGGTACAAGGTTTGGCCCTCGGCTTACGCAAGCGGAGCGGTAGCAAAGTGCCGAAAGGTGGGAGTAGACAACTGGGGAGAATCTACTAAGACCGCGGCGACGGGTGGTTTGATGACAGCGGTTGATAATCCCAAACGGAAAGCCGTCCATCGGTATTCCCCATGTGGAATGATTGCATCTGGTTGTGGCATGGTGGAAGAAAACCGCAGGAAACGCACGAGGAGTTTCTAATGGCAAAAGAAAATTCTTTGCGGGAATGGTTTTCTCAAAACGATGGAAAAGGTTGGGTAGATTGCAAAACGGGTAAGCCGTGTGGTCGTCAAAAGGGCGAGAAGCGTAAGGGATACCCTGCTTGTCGTCCGACTATGTCAGAATGTACATCTGCAATGAAGAAAAAGAAATCGTCGAAACGAATCAAGTGGAAGGCCAGCACTGGCGGACAAGCGAGGGTGTTTTGATTAGAGAGTGGGCTACAGATTTATCAAAGCCTTCTAGGTTTAACAACGACGTTCCACGTTGTCCGTATGCTTTGCAGGCGTTGAACGACGGAGAAGTAAAAACGGTTGTTACTGAGGAACTGTGGACGGATGTTGTGGAGGAGTGCTCAAGATTTTGCAATCGAGGGTACAAGGTTTCGATGTTTTTTGACTACGGCTATGACAAAAGCTATCAATCATTAGAAGATGGCTGCATGGCGTTGAATAATTTCTTTACATTGACTGACATAGACATTTGGCTTTTATCGTTTTTGCGAGAAACTGAAGCGGTGGTCTTTGTGCAGCGGTGGAGCGAATTAGAGAATGCTGCTGCAAAGTTAGAAAAACTAGGGTACTATAAGAACTACGAGCCCGATGAATATGAGCGTCACATTTTGGCGCGTAAAAACAGGAGTATATAAAATGCCAGGTAAACCTGATTTTCTTGATTTGGATAAAGACGGAAACACAACTGAGCCAATGAAAAGCGCAGCGAAGAAAAAAATGATGCGTGGCGGCAAAGTTAAGATGATGCGCGGCGGCAAAGTTCCCGGCATGATGCGCGGTGGCGAAGTTAAGATGATGCGCGGTGGCGAAGTCCCTGAGATGCAGGGTGGCGGATCTATTCAAAATGCCATGCCTGAAATCCGTCAAGGTGTTGAAGCTGTGAAACAAATGGTTTCTAAACCTCGTGCCCAAGTGGATGGAATGAGGGCTGATCAAATGAACTCGGCTATGGGAATTCGTGATGTTCCTATGACCAGTGGCGGAATGCGCAAGATGCGTGATGGCGGTCGAGTGTTCTAATGGCATTATCGGGTACAAGAGATTTTGAGCTTGATGTCGGGGAACTGATTGAGGAAGCGTTTGAGCGTTGCGGCTTGGAGGTTCGTACAGGATACGACGCCAAGACTGCTCGTCGATCTCTTAACCTAATGTTTGCTGAGTGGGCTAATCGAGGCCTGAACCTTTGGACAGTGAAGCAGGCAACTACGACATTGACACAGGGTCAGGCGCAAGAAACGTTGCTAGCAGATGTTGTGGACGTTCTTGAGGTGGTTCTTCGTCGGGACAATACCGACTACGAGATTGATCGCATAAGTCGGGCGGAATACTTAACGCTGCCCAACAAAACAACGACGGGTCGTACCAGTCAGTTTTACTTTGATCGACAAATAACGCCTGTGATTAACTTGTGGCCTGTTCCAGAGAATTCAACGGATCAATTGGTGTACTATTACGTTCGCAGGATTGATGATGCTGATACTCTGGTTAATACAACAGATATGCCGTTTAGGTTCTATCCGTGTATGGTTGCGGGACTGTCTTACTATATAGCAATGAAACGTGCGCCTGAGAGGTTGCAAATGTTAAAGTCTATATACGAAGAAGAGTTCCAAAGAGCTTCAGACGAGGATGAAGATCGGGTTCCTTTAAAACTGCAACCTAGCATGAGTTATCTGAGGGTTTAAATGGCATACGCTTCTGGTAAAAAAGCTTGGGGTATTTCAGATCGATCTGGTCGGCGCTATCGTCTTCGTGAGATGAAGGTTGAGTGGACTGGTGCGAAAGTTGGTCCCGATGAGTTTGAACCGAAGCATCCGCAGCTTTATCCCATTAAGGTTGGTCCAGACCCACAAGCGTTGCGAAACCCTAGACCGGAGTCAAATTTAACTTCTGAACGGTCAATTCAACATGGGTTTGATCCAGTTGGATTTTTTGATATTCCCGGTGTAACACCACCAAATAACTTAGTTGCAACTGGTTCTGCTGGATCAGTTACTGTGACTACGTCGTAGGAGCAAGGTATGGCGTTTACATATGACGAGCTAAAGCAGGCTCTTCAAGACTACTCTGAGAATGACGAGACAAGTTTTGTAAACAATCTTCCATTGTTTATTCGACTTACGGAAGAACGCATTCTCAAGAGTGTGCAGTTGACCTTGTTTCGGAAAAACGTAGCTGGAGTAATGACCAGTGGAAATCAATACTTGTCCTCTCCGACAGATTTTCTAGCGCCTTTTTCTTTATCGTATACGGACGGAAACAGCGATGCAAATTTCATTATGTTTAAAGACGTAGATTTTGTACAGACGTACACTCCGAATCCCGCTACTACTGGCGAGCCGAAGTATTATGCGTCATTTGACGTAGATAATTTTATTATAGGTCCAACTCCTAATTCTAATTATGTTGTGGATCTTCATTATTTTTATCGCCCAGTCAGCATAACAGCGGGCGCAGGATCAGGAACCACTTGGTTAAGTCCATCC